ATAGCCTTTTGCTGCTCTTGCGTTACGCCGGGCCTCAACTTGATTTCGTCGTAATATTTTTGCTTTAAGCTTTCTAAATGGTTACGTGCTTCTGCAACTGCTTCTTTTTTAGCGAGTTTTCTTTTTCTGATGTCTCGCTCTTCATCAGTATCTGTATCAAACCTAAACTGATCTTCCATTACAAATGAAATTTCTTCATCAGTAAGATGCGGTTTAGTATTTTTATAGTATTCTTTTAATAAAACATCTTCATTTACATTAGAATAATCAGCGTTTAACCTAACATAATCTTGAATATCACCACCAGTTTCTTCCATAAATTGAACTAGTTTTTCTACATTATCTGGTAGTACAACTTTTTTAATAGGTTGCAACTCTGGTTGTTTTATTTCTTGTTCTTTTTTAACTTCTTCTTCCGTTACTTCTTTGAGCGGAGAAACCCCTTCAGTAGTCTCACTGGACTCTTGTACAGGTTTTCCCACCTCATTGCTATCTCCGGATGGTTCTTCCACAGAAACCTCCTTTGTTTCTCCGATTTGAATGGCATCGTCTTTTGGTTTTTTAGTTAAATCTACTTTTACAGGTTCTTCTGTTTTTACATTAGGATCTTTAGTAAGATCTACCTTTACAGGTTCCTCTTTAGTAGCATTAAATTTTTTAATTTTTGGCTTTGATTTCATTTTCATATCTCCACCTTCTGATTTAACTTCTTCAGTCACCTCAGGTTTTGTTGTTTCTTTTTGTTCTGACATAATAAAATATTATAAAATTAGTTATACTGCCGGTGGCATATTGTTGCCCGGACTTGATTTTTCAAAATTAGTTGGCATAAGATTTAATTTTCTTTGCTCAATCATTTTACTTTGTTGACTGCCTTCCATTTTTATTCTTTTATCTTTACGATCTTCAATCAACTGTTCTTTTTGTCGCATAGCTTGTACCTCCATTCTTTTCAACTCCATATCATACATGTGTTGAATTTCCATATCTTCTCTTTTTATTTGAGCTTGTTGCTGAATTTTTTGCAATTCCATTTGAGCTTTAGCTTGTTCGTATTGAACATTAGCAGCTGTTAAAGCTTGTTGTTTTTGCATTTCAGCTTGAGCAATAGCTTGAGCCGCTTGAGCTTTAGCTTGTTCTTGCGCTTGTGCAACTTGCATTTGTTGTTGCTGTTGTCTTTGTATTTTTTCTTTACGCTTTTGTTTTAAGACATCATTAGCTAGTTTTAAATTTCTAATTCTTCTTATATCAATAGCATCTTCTAAATCAATACCTCCTTGTTGTATAGACATTTGTATGTTTTGCTCTAACATAGCTTTTTCTTCTTCTTCAGGTTCTAGTTCTAAATATATACCAAAATCATGAAGAGGTAAATTTTGTATTTCTGACAATGTAGCTACGTTGTATGTAGATATAGAACTTTTTAAAGAATTTAATGTAAGAGGATTTCTTAATGAGTCAGCTATTTTTAATGAAATATTTTCACATGTTCTAACTGTTAGCCATAAACTTGCTTGCATTAAATGTCTTGTTGCAGTGTTAGAAGCGTTAACTGCCATTTTTTGTAATCCTAC